CTCGGAATCAGAAAGTGATTCGGATAACGAATCTGAACCTGAAACCGAATCTGTTGCAGATTATTCACCAGAATTGACTTTAGCCGAAGGACAGACTGCTCTTGATCCTTGTAGTTCACGCTGTACTTTGGGTTATTGTAATTTGTGTTCAGCATTCCATAATCGTTCGTGGGAACGTTATGATGCAGAGCAAAAGGCTCTGGGAATTGAGCCATTGAATACACAATCTGGTGAGTCAGAGAATTATATGGGAGAAATAAATTATTTCCATAGAAAGGCTGACCAGCTGCAACTATATTTCGCGAACATTAAAACAGGTGCTGCTATCGCTACTAACGAAGTATGTGAGAGATGGAGCAAGTTTGATTGTATGCCAGAAAGGTGGATATGTCACCCTAGGGTTTTACAGTTTGGATTACTGTTTTGGCGTCGCGAAATAACTCATTCATTAATGCTGGGAAATGGTGTCCTAATATTGCATATGTTGCTAGTCATTATTAACTTTCCCCGATTGTCCATTATTTGGATTTTCTTTACATCGGGTTTGTGTTATTGGTATACTTGTGCTACTGTCCAAACGTATAAATGTATGATACGTAACCGTATTTTAGATTTAAAGGATGTAGTTAAAGTTTATACACAAAGTTGGCAATTTAAATATGCGATTATTGGTTTAGGAGCCATTGCATTAATTCTCGCCACCATGCGGTCACGTTATGAGCAGGATACTGATGTACCATATTCTGAATATAGTGAATATGTTGCAGAAGCTAATAGTGTTTACATAGATAAATGTGAATCTATTAATGCTTATTATATACGTGATTGTGATACTGTCTTTGGAAAAGGTAAACGTAAAGACAAGTTACAACCGCAAACCGGACTGAATCCTGATAATATAGAAGAGGTACAGGAGCGCAATGACAAGGTTAACCCTTGGTTAAATGTTGAGCCTGTTCCCTTGCCTATGTCAGAACCAGCAAAGACTACTACTGCTGAAAATTTAGCATTGTCTATGCGCACTAACCTTGTTGGTATAGTGTCTGATATAAGTAAAACTTCGTTGGGATTTTATATAACTTCTAATTTCTTGTTAGTACCCACACACTTTTTGGAAATTCACGGTGATCGTGATATTGTAGTTAAGTGTTATAAGGGATCTACAGGAGTTGGTAGTTATTTTCGGGATAAAATTTCGAAGTCTTTTAGAGTTGATATACCTCTTACAGATTTCTCCTTGTGTTATGTTACAGGTGGAGGATCTATGAAAGATTTTCGGAAATTTTTACCCGAACACAGTTCTATTAAGAAATGTCCGGCAAAATTGGTGACGCGGGAAATAATGGATACATCAATACGTGCTATTCCTACTTTATTTAAAGGTAGTAGTCGTGTTGTGCATACCAAATCGTCTTTTATTGGTAGTTATTATGAATTACCGATTGAGACACAAGCTGGTATGTGCATGTCTCCAGTTATTAGTGACGCTAAAGGTTCCATGATTATGGGCTTTCATCTTGGTGGTAAAGGTAAACTTGGTGGTTGTGGTATATTAACCTATGACCAAATCAACCTTGCTATTAGTGAATTAGCTTTAGTTGATGGAGTTGTTTTGTCTGCGTCATGTGGTGACTTAATGCCTCATATGGGTGATTTTCCTGAAACTACATTTGGAAAACCCATTTTTGAGGGATCTGAAATTCATCAGAAAAGTGCCACACGATTTTTAACTGAGGGAGCTTGTATTGATGTATATGGGAATACAAGTGGCAAAGCTACACCTCACTCTAATGTATCTCCTACTTTGATATCAGATACGGTGGAAGAGGTGTTTGGTGTACCCCAAAAATGGGGACCACCAAAAATGAAAGGTAAGGGAAGGTACCCTTACCAAGCCACTTTAGTTCACGCTGCAGTCCCCAGTCTACCTATTGGAAGTGTTTTAAGTAAGGCAGTTAGAGATATTAAAGATCTAACTCTTAAGCTAAAGACAAAAATTCCAGAGCTATTTTGTATTGCTCCTCTTTCGAGAGTTGCAACAGTTAGCGGTTTGGTAGGCGTAAAATTTATAGATGCTATGAATTTTACTACATCTCCTGGATTTCCATTAACTGGTACTAAGAAACCATTGTTAATTGATTTAGATCCTGAAGATTATCCGGAGATTGGGGTGCCCCGTACTTTTATTCCTGAAGTATGGGATGAATTCGAAAAGATTGTTGCCATATTGCGTGATGGCAAAAGATGTTACATGATTTGGAAGTCATGCTTGAAGGATGAAGCTACCAAATTAACAAAAGATAAGGTACGCGTATTTCAAAGCGCGCCTTTAGTTTTACAATTGTTAATTAGGCAGTATTTCCTTCCAATCGTTCGAATTATACAAATGAACCCAATCCTTTATGAGTGCGCCGTAGGCGTCAATGCAGAAGGATTGGAATGGGAAGAGCTCTGGGAAGCCGCAATGAGCAAAGGTAAAGAGCGTGTATTAGCTGGTGATTACAGCAAATACGACGTTAGAATGCCTGCTCAGGTTACGATAGCCGCTTTTGATATTTTGATTGATATAGCGGAAAATTGTAACGGATATTCAGCTGATGACATTCATTTAATGAAAATGGTTGTTAATGAAGTTGTTTATCCTGTGATGGCTTATAATGGTGATTTAGTTCAGTTATTTGGAACTAATCCTTCAGGCCAGAATTTAACAGTTATTATAAATTCTTTAGTAAATTCCTTATTATTACGAAGTTGTTTCTTTACTTTGTATGAGGATAAAGATTTTAAAGAAAACTGTTCTTTTCTGACTTATGGAGATGATGTCATTGGCACCGTATCTGCTGATTGTAATAAATTTACACATATTTCTTATGCGGATTGGTTGGCCGAACATGATATGAAGTTCACCATGCCAGATAAAGAGTCGACACCAGTACCTTATATGACGGAGAAAGATGTCGACTTTTTAAAACGTGCGTGTGTCTTTAATGAAGATTTAGGACGAAAAGTAGGATTATTATCTGAAGATTCTATTTATAAAAGACTACACTCACATTTGCTCTCAAAAGAACTGACATTAGAGATGCATTCTGCCCAGAATATTGAAAGCTCTCTACATGATTGGTTTTATTACGGTCGGGAAGTGTTTGAAGACCGTAGAGCAAAGCTCCGTCAAGTGGCACAAAAATGCGATATTGAGCATTTGTGCCCAGCTCTTGAGGTATCCTATGATAAACGAGTTAATCATTGGCGCCATAAATATTTAGGCGAGGAGCTTCAAGAGGAAGATGAAGTGGTATTAGATTATCAATGTGGAGATTTATACGTCTCTACTGTTGATTATTTAGATCATTGTATAGGTACAGCATATAACCCTTATTTTAGATGGGAATTTTATGCAGTCATTCTTTCCCCGTTAGCTTATTATTTTGTTTTATATAAATTAGCTTCACAACAATGGAAAGTGACATTTGGATTACCTACAATTGGTTGGTTCTACTTCATCATGTTCACTACAGGGGGATTTAATAACTATAAAGCCATGTTCTTTTTATGGTTTAAGACTTTTATTGATTTAGTTATTATTCCTAAGTTCTTTATGTTCCTCTGGAGTGCACTAACAGAAGAAGATTGTTTCGATCAGTGGATCGCTCCAATCTTCAAGTCCAGTTCATAATCTGGACCCTATGGGATAGCAAAATTTTTGTGTATATATGGTTACCAATTAGTATTTATTTTTGTTTAATTTTGTATATATTAGTTAGGCTTTATGCATATCGACACTCTACCCTTAGAGTACCTCTATTTAGAGGAGGAGGTCGTCACTCCCTGTAAATTATTCCACCTATGGCACTGAGCAACGCTATAGGATTGTAAATACCGCTTACTAAATTTAATAATACTAATTTTGATACTACAATGTATCCCACAATTTTTGAAATATTATGTGATCTCAAGAAATATAACATCAACCCAAATAGATTTGATAAATTATGGCAAAAACATAGATTTGAACTTGGAAAACAAGTTTCAAAGTTGGATGGAAGAGATATCCCTCCAATCTATATTGCCATTTCTGATGTTCTTGAGACACAAAGTGGAGAAACCACGGCAGATAACTCTATTTTTAAAGTAGGTAATGAAGCAACATATCAAAACGTGCAATTTTCAGATCAGCACGATCCTTACATGTATGATGTTGATTCTGCCATGGATCCCACGCGTTCGATGCAAGACAAATCGGACGCCTCACTAGCTGATTTTCTTTCCAGACCTATTAAGATCTCGGAAGAAGAATGGTCTACCAGTGTAAATCTAAATTTCGATATTGACCCTTGGAGTTTGTTCTTTGATAACCCAAGAGTTGCGAATCGTCTTACAAACTATAATTTACTCAAAGCAACTTTAAGAGTTAAAATAGTTATTAATGGTAATGGTTTTCATTATGGTAGAATGTTAGTGAGTTATTTACCCCTTAGTTTTTATGACACGCTTTCGTCTAATGCCGCTTTAGTTAGACAAGATTTGGTACAAGCGAGTCAACAACCACATGTATTTTTGAATCCTACAACATCTACGGGAGGTGAACTTAGCCTTCCTATGTTCAATTATCAGAACTATTTTGAAGTACCCGAGTCACAATGGAGTGAAATGGGGACTTTGTTTTATAGAACTCTTAACCCATTAAAGCATGCTAATGGTGCCAGTGATATTGTTACGGTTACCACATTTGCTTGGGCTGAAGATGTTTCTATGAGTGTTCTGACGTCAGTAGATCAAGATACATTGTCTCCCCAATCTGGTGAAATTGAGGAGGCTAATGCTAAGGGTACGGTTAGTGGTCCTGCAACATCCGTTGCTAAATTCGCCGCATATTTAAAAGGTGTTCCTTATATAGGACCCTTTGCTACAGCAACTGAAATAGGAGCTGGAGCAGTTGCGGGAATGGCGAAGATTTTTGGATATTGTAGACCACCAATCACCAAAACACCTGAACCCTTTAGACCAACGCAAGTTAGTTCATTGGCTTTAACTAATGTGCCAGATAATGCGCAAAAGTTAACTGTTGATGAAAAACAAGAGTTGTCTATAGACCCTAGGATTGCAGGTGTAGGTCCAGTAGATCCGTTGAATATAAGAGAGATTGCTAAGAGAGAATCATATCTTACAACGTTTACTTGGGCCATAGGGGCAGCACCAGATACTTTGCTGTGGAATTCTAATATTGACCCATGTACTTGGGCTCAGAATACAGGTCCTCCTGTTTCTTATCACTTTCCGGCTTGTTGTATGGCAGCTTTGCCGTTTCAATTTTGGAAAGGTTCTATGAAATTTAGATTCCAAATAGCAAGTTCTAGTTTTCATAAAGGTCGTTTGAAGATAGTCTACGACCCTTTATTCATAGCAAACAATACTTATTTAGGTTATTCAGAATATAATACAAATTATTTGAAAATTGTTGATATAGCTGAAGAACAAGATTTCACTATTGAAGTGGGATGTGGTCAAGAAAGAAATTTCTTAAACCATGCATATCCTGGACGTGACAGTGTTACTCAATTGTATAGTACTACTAGATATACAGCCAAAGAAGTATTTGGTAATGGAGTAATTGGTGTGTTTATCGTCAATGAGTTGACAACACCGAATAGCACTGTTAATAACGATGTGGAAGTTAATGTATTTGTTTCTATGGGTGAGGACTTTGAAGTTGCAGCCCCCGATGATTATTTCCAACACTTTGTTTTAAAGCCACAAAGTGGGGAACTTAATCCTCAAAACGGAGAGTTGGCTCCGGATAGCTTTGATACGCAAGAACCCGATGCACCACAACAATCTATGACTACAATAGTGGGTATGCCTCCTGTTGATAATCAAGATTTAAATAAAGTATTTATAGGTGAAGGTATCACTTCTTTTCGTCCTTTATTGAAGAGATATTGTTTATGGAATACTATTCCTAAACTTGATACTATATCACGTATTGTATCTGGCAGATACCCTGCTTTTCCTTATTTACGAGGAAATGTAGCGGGAGCTGTAGATTTAACTACTGCTTTAGCGCAGTACAATTATTGCAATACTTTATTATTACATTGGGTTAGAGTTGCATTTTCAGGCTCAAGAGGTTCTATACGCTATAAGTTTATACCTAGGGGACATCAGCATATTGCAGATCGTGTTGAAGTTCAGCGTTCCCCATGGTATCCTACTGCCCCAACGTATAGTTCCATTAGTAGCACCATGCCAACATACACTTCTTTAGATGGTGCTAGAAGAGACATCGTGCAGGATTTTACTCCTGCAACCCTTGATATAGTCCCTATAGCAGGAAGACCACTTCCTGGTTATCGGGGTATGGCTCTCACAACTAACAACGTGAATTCTGCGTTGGAATTTGAGATACCATATTATTCATCATATCGATTTACACCCGGTAAGGTACAAGATTATACCACCTTTTCTTTGTGGGAAGCAGGGTGGGATTATCGTGTATGGTTCAATGGTGAAGGTACTGGGACTGATTCAAGTACTTACGATGTCTATGCGGCTGCAGGTGAAGATTTTCAGGTATATTTCTTCACCGGATTACCTCGCTTATATTTTGAAGCGAATCCGCCGCCTTAATACCTACCTATCTGTGGCTGATAGGGGGAGCTTTGCTCCTGGACTACGCCGAATTTACTTTTGTGAAAAGAGTTTTATCCGGTTAGTCCGGTTTTATCTTAGTCACAATTTTAATTAGCGTAGCCCTAACTAGTTTAGTAATAAACTAGCCAGAGACAGTGTCTTGCATGCTGTCCACGG